CGTTAATGAATGCCAAGAATTTAAATTTGTGGTTTGCCAGTTCTGCCGGATAGCCAAATTCTATGAGCTTAGGAATGAGGATCATGTTGATGTGGCGTTGTAATCTTCTCATTCTTGCTTCAACCCGTTCATTGAGCATTCTCTCTCCTGCTTCAGCAGATCCAACCCATGCTTGTTCGTCACTTATACCTTTCTGGCCTGTTAAAAGCTTTGAGTTTGAAGTGTCTGAGTAAAGAATGTTCTCTAGGTAAATTTTATGAGGCTCGCCCCTTCCTGAGTCTGTTAGTAAGCTGGCTTCGTCTCCTTTGTCGCCTATCCAATAGCCATTCGCTCCGAGGTTCTTTGCGTTGTTTTCAATTATATTCAGCTCTTCTTTGTTTGTTGTTTCAGTGCCGATTTTCAGGATTGGTTTTCCGTAGCGTTCTGAGTGCTGGCTCCAGTCTGTTCTGCTAAAGTTCTTAATAATTACCTCGGTGGCTGCTTTGAAGAGTTTGCCCAGGTTATTTGGTTTGCCTACTTCAATAATGAAATGATTCCAAGGCTCTTCTCTGTATGGAATGCCTTTGATCCATCCGGTAGGGTTCAAAACAATCCAGCCTCTTTCCGGTACTACGTATTCACGAGGAAAAACATCAACGGATCCGACTTCCCAATCCACTAGTTTATTTACAGCCTTTACGAATTCCTGAAACTCAATAAGAGTTGTTCCCCAAAGCTCTTCGCTCAAGAAAAGGCGCATATAATCCTCGAACCAATTTCGCTCAAATAGGTCTGTAAGGTCTTTTTCGATTTCATCGTTCTCGTTGACTATCGCATAAGGTGACCCGGTTACTTTATCATCCATGTTCTCTGCTTGGCTCCAAAGGTGACAATCGTTCATTATTCTCTCATAGATATAGAGCAGATGGGTGCGACTTGGAAACTCAGGATCACGGGCATAGTCCTCAGCCATTCTGAGAGCATCGAGACCGACCTCAAACCTGAACTTGTAGTTTTTCTCAAGCTGATGGCTTACTCGCTTGCGATCTGTGATGCTTTTGCTTGGTGCGCTGACTTGATTTAAGGCGATTTGCGCCCTTATCTTTTTGGGGAGTAATTGGATAGCTATTTTTTGTATTCGATTCATGTGAGCGATTTTAAACGGGTTTCGAACGGGTTTACGGTCTAGGTTAGTAGTTTAAGCTTAGGTCGCGGGGTGTTTCGCTGCCTACACGGGTGCGAGCGATGGTATCTGGTACTCCGTCACCGTCTGCATCAACCTCTAAAAGTGGAAGCTTAATAGGTTTATCTCCTGAGCTTACTGCATCAATTTCATTCATGCAGTCGTCATAGTTTTTAACAATGCGTTCCGGGACTAGGTCGTCATCAATTCTTTCATATATATAGTAAAGCACAAGGCAGATGAGCCAGCGCAAAACTACCCGACTCCGAGCATCATCGACCTGAGCGAAAACTTCATCCATATCGTATCGCTGAAAGAGCTTGTTTTCAATAACCGCCATTGCAGTAGCCTCAGCATCTGTTAGGATGTCGGGTTCTTCCTCAATGATTTGAAGTAGATGACGCTCTTTGATTTTGTGATAATAATCGTCTTGAGTTATGAATGGCATGGCTGTTCGGTTAATGGTTATCAGTGATCAGTGCTCTCATCTTTTTTTTTCTGAGAGTTTAAGCCTTTGTCAATTCCGAATGCGTACGCGCATAATACTGATGAGACAAAGGATAATGCAGGATCATGTAAGTATCTGGCGAGAATGAACATGATTATTGAAGCAGCAAATAGTAGGTTGATTCTTGTTTTCATGGGTTTAGGATTACATGTGAAAAATTGATTTGAAGGCATGAGCTTATGCCCATACTTTTGAGTTTGCCTTGGTTATGAACTGCCTCATCGAGTGTTCCGAAGCTTCGGGTTCTTGGCATACCGGCACGGCTTATGTAACTGATTGTGTAAGGCATGACACCCTCTTTTTCCTTAATGGTGAAATTGATCTCTTTCATAGTAATGATCGGTCTGAGTTTTTGGCAAAGCTTCCGGTTCTTGACCCGGTTGCGGAACGTCTTGTGATTTTATCGGCCTTCTCTTTGGCTCCTACAACTGCATCAGGACCATCTATGAAACCGTTGGGAAAATCAATGAATTGATTTCTGAGTGTTTGCATGTCTTCAGACTTTCTGAATTCGGAGCTGAAGCGCAAATACTTATGTTCGGAAAGAGGTTCGAGGCTTTCAATTCTTCCTTTCTTATCTCCTTTTGGCTCCATGTCGTATCGAGGCCTCCAAGTGACTCCACGAACCAAGTCCTCTAACTTGTAGATGTCATCGAGGCGAGCCTTTTGAAGTGTTCCGGCTTCAGTCCACATTTGGAAGTTTGAGATTGTGAACCTTGCACCGTTTGTTTCTTTGACTATGGCGGCTTCCTTGAGGTTTTCAAGAACCATTTGATTGAGTCTGTATTGAGCGTCAACCATATTGCCAGTGGTGCGGAGCCATGCCCAAAGCACATCGTAATAAAGCCCTTTCTTTCCGAGTAAAACTAAGGCGCGGTAACAGCCTTTACCAGAATCACCATAAGCGGGATCGAGGTAGCCAACTAAAGCATCGTAAGCATTCCAAGGTAATGGATTGACCCAAGGGAGGTTTTCGTTTTTGAATCGCTTACCCTCTCTAATGTGCTTGTGATAGTACTGTCGCATAGTATTGCGATAGCCTACCTCGTCAAACCTTGCAAGAAGAGACTCTATTGTATGATAAGACCATGCGGGTACACCTCCGTTTTCGATCAATAGCATCTCGTGAGTTGCCGGGTCTTCAGTGGCGTAAACCTTGATGTGTTTTGCTCCTTTTCTTTTTGGGTCACCTTCTTTTACATCACCGACCATGTGGGCGGTTAAGCCATTGTCGCAAACCCTGTTGTTATTGAAAGAGAAATGCTTTCCCTTGATAGCCAAACAGCCCATAAATTCTCCAAGAATCCAGTCGAGGTCTTCCTGTAAACGCTGTTCGTTTTTCTCATACTTCTTTTTTGAATCAGCATCGTCTACAACCCCTGAGTTTGGTCTTTTGGCTGCCTTTCTTACACCCGCGGGGTTTTGACCAATACCGAAAGCCCAAAACCCGACTCCTTTACCTGCTGTGAATCTGCCTTCTCGATGTGTTCCGGTTACATGCTGATCTCCAAAATCAGCAAGTAGTTTTTTGTTTGTTCGCAGCTCGGCCTCAATGTCTCCAATTAGAACCTTTGCTTTGTCTTCTGTTTCTGAAGCCAGAATGAACCCTGTAAGTTTATTATTGAAGTAGAGCCATAGTTGACAAAATACATTGATGAAAACTGACTTGGCATGCTCTCTCGCCCATTCATTTATAGTAAATGAATTGTCTTTTGTTGTGTACTCCTGAGCTGCCTCAAGATGGAACCAGCCAAAATCGGCCTGTATATAATGACCGAAATAGTAATTACAGAATTCAACAAAGTTCTCGGGCTTCAGCAGGTGTTCAATCCGCTTTCTCTTTTCAGATTCGGATTCGTTCAAGTCAGGCGCAGAATTATTGGCTATGTACTCGCAGAGTTCGAGCCACTCCTGATAAGCTTTCTGTTCCTTTTGTTCTTTGGTTTGAGCCATTACAATTCCTTTCTTTTTTGGCTCAAGAATTCATCGAGAATGGGTGCAAGCTCCTTGGCTTTGTCGAAATGGTTCTCTTGCATGTATTCAAGCAATTCCTTACTGAAATTGATGTAGTCTCCCCAAGCGTGTTGTTTGCCTTTTATAGAAGCATGAAGTTTTTTGAGAGCATCAACATCACCGTTATCAGTAAGGGCTTTCTTCAAATCTTCAACCGTTGGGTTTTGATTGTTGTCTAGCTCTTTGATCTTAAGGGCTGCAATTCTTAAGTGAATAGCAACATTGTGGTTGATTAGTTTCCAGATTCCTTCCTCGGCATTTTCCTGACTTATTAGCTGCCTGTCTCTTTTGTTCTCCCAATCGTATTTTTTTGCCCAGGCGGAAATAGTTTGTTCAGTTCTGCCGACTATGGTTGCTATTTGTTTTTGAGTAAGCCCTTCGCAGTAGGCTTTAAATGCTTGTTCGTGCAGCTCCATAAATCAAAGTTTGTGCTGCTAAAGTGAGGGCTTAAAAAGGCTGTTTTTGGGCTTGGTTGATCATTGATGCTGACTGTGGAGTAATTGATGCAAAAAGCCGCATCAATTATCAACAAGCTGTTTTTGACCACTTAAAAAGGGTTCAAGTTTGGGTCACTTTAATGAAGACAAAGAGCCAGAGTATGCGCCAACCCTTTTTAAGTATTACCGCTAAATCTGCCGAGCAAGCTGAATTAACAATGTTCGGAAGTGTAAGCGAGTGGAGTGATCTGAGTGCTAAGGAGGTAAAGAGAAAGCTCGCTCAAATTAAGTCTGATGGTTACAAGTCTGTTTACTGCCCAATGCATTGCTATGGAGGCTCTGTTTATGAAGGAATCGCTATCCGTGATGTCTTAAAAAATAGTGGTCTTTTTATTCACATCCACGTGAGCGGTGTGGCCGCTTCAATGGGTAGTGCTATTCTTCAAGGGGCAGACAAACGAACTGCTCACAAGTTTGCCAGAATCATGATTCATGAGCCGAGCACGTGGAGTAGTGGAAACTCCAAAACGCTTCGACAAGATGCTGACCTACTCGATACTATTAAGGAGGATATGGCTGAGTTGTATGCAGATGCTTGCGGCAAGGACAAACAATGGATTCTTGACAACTGGATGAAGCCGGATGAAGATACTTGGTTCAATGCTACCAAGGCAAAGCAGTACGGCCTATTAGATGAGGTAACCTCAAGCAATGTTGAGGCTCCTAAATCTTCAATGGACTTTGGAAAGATTGCTGCCTTCTATGACGAACAGCTCAATCGAGACGAAAATCAAAATCAAATGACACAAGCTGAACTAGCGAAGAAAGTTGGTTTGCCTGAGGATTCTTCAATGGAGGACATCGAGGCGAAGATCGAACAACTTGAAGCTGCCTCGCAAGGCGATGGCGGTGAAGGCGGAAAAGACGACCCTGCCGCTAAAATTAAAACGACTCTTGTAAATGCCGCAATGGCTCTTGCAAAGTCTAAGGGTATGGTGAATGACACGAACGAGGCCGATATAAAGGCTAAGATCGAAAAAGACCCGGAGGCCGCAATTGAGTGGATTGATATGGTGACTCCATCTAAGGAGGAAAAAAAGGAAGCTCCTAAAGGTGGAGAGTTGAGCAAACTTTTAGCTGAGCTGAAAAAGAGCAGATCAGGAGAGCCAAAGGATAAGGCTTGGGACGATATGTCTCCAAAGGAGCGTGCAGAGCTTGAGGATAAAGACCCAGCGGCTTTCAAAAAGGTTTTTGACGAAAAATTTAAAAAGCAATAAATGGCAACTTTTGTTAATGGCGAGTATTTGAACGACAGGCTCGCACCGCAGATTTTAAGAGAGCTTAAGGATGATAAGGATGATTTCCTTCAGGCGATTCCAGATGCTCCGGAAGAGGCAATTACCGAGGAAGGCCTGAGGTTATTGCTGATTAAAGAAACCGTGACCGGAGATATTAATCCGGGGGCTGATTACGATGATAATGATGTGAATGAGCTGGACTCTGACAAAGCTATTATCGGATGGGATTCATTATCTACCAAGCCTACAAAGGTGACGAAAGATGCAATTAGAGCATCAGTGTATGACAAGAGAAATGAGATCAGGGTTCAGCATACGCGAGTGTTGAGAAGACTCTACAGAGATTTGATCATTCACTCTTTGGCTCCGGCTGATGATACTGATGCAAAACTCCCTGTTTTGAGAACTACTGGTGAGCTAGTTGGTGGCCGTAGAAGATTGACCATCGAGGATATTATAAACTATCAGGATGCGTTGCGCGCTCTCAATGTTGAAGAGGAAGGCTGGAACATCAGACTTTCAAGAGTTCACCTGACTGACCTTCTTTTGAAGACTAAGGACAATCAAGAATTCAGAGACTTATACCACGACAGAAAGACAGGTGAAATCATGAACCTGTACAACTTCAATTTCTGGTGGGGAAATCACCAACTGTATTACTCTAATGCTGGGGTCAAAAAAGCTCGTGGAGCTGCTGTAGTTGCCGGGGATCAGATTGCCTCTCTGTTCTGGCAAGAAGAGTATGTGTGCAAGGCTATGGGAATGGTGATGGCTCACCTAGACCCAATGAGCCAAAACACTCGCTCTAACCCTCCAAAAGAGGAGTTCAGATTGACCGCTTACGCTAAGGCAATGCTTAAGCATGAGCAAGGAACGGGAGCTCTTGTTTCCAACTTTGAATAAGACAAAAACCGAGGATAAACTGTGATCAAAATCGGGGGGCGGCAATGCCAAACCCTGATTTTTCTAACATGAACACATTTCAAAAACACATCGAGGAGATAACAGGTGGCCTGTTTGGTACAGGTGGAGGACTGACGGTGATCAGTATATCGCAGCCGCAAGCTGAATTCGTAGTCGCTGTATTTACAGCTTTTATCTGTGGAATTGCAGGAGCAATTGGCGGCTATTTGGTGAAGCGAATAACTACAAAGAAGAGGAAGTCAGATGGTAAAGATTAGTCGGTATGTAACCTATAAGGAGGCGGTAAAAAGCCAGCAGGCTGAACGCTTAGGTATAGATAATACTCCAAATGAAGAGCAGCTAAAAAACATGCGATTCATTGGGGAAAATATTTTCGATAAGGTGAGGCTCTTTGTAGGCGGAATCCTTTTCGTGAGCTCCTTCTTTCGGTGCAGGCTTTTAAATATGGCGATTGGCGGAAGCAAATCGAGCCAGCATTGCGAGGGGTTGGCCATTGACATTGATGCCGATGTGTATCAGAGCAATGGTAAGACCAATAAAGACATTTTCTTTTTCATACTGAGAAACCTTGAGTTTGATCAGTTGATCTGGGAATTCGGTGATAATAATCAACCCGCCTGGGTACATGTTAGCGCAAGGCCTGACGGCAGAAATCGGAAGCAAGTATTGAGGGCTAAGCGGGTTGGTATGAGAACGGTTTATGTACCATTTGAACAAGCTGCTTAGTGATGGATAAAGAACAAAAAGAAAAGAAAGGGATTGCAAAATTCCTGCAAGGCCTTGGAAATGTCGGAGGCAAACTCCTCGAAGCTGCTGGAGATATAACAGGTTCGAAAGGCCTTCAAAAGCTTAGCGATCTGATTTCGAAGGACGATTCATTATCTCCTGAGGAGAAAGAAGAGGCCTTGAGATTGATTGAAATGGAGTTGGCGGATAGACAAAACGCCAGAGCCATGCAGATAGCTGCTCTTGATCAGGAAGACTTGTTCAGTAAGCGGTATTTGTACTACCTCAGCTCCTTCATTGTAGTAGCCGCGACCCTGTTTGGAGTGCTGCTCTTTTGGGTCGAGATACCTGATGAGAATAAAAGGCTTGTAGAGATGTTTAGCGACATCTATCTATTTGCCGGAGCTATGGCGGTGATCAACTTCTTTTTTGGGAGCTCACTAGGTAGCAAACAGAAAGACTTAAAACGATAACGATAGAATCATGTCAAAAAAACTGAAAACCCAAGCCGAGCTAACTGAGATGTCTGCGGCATATTTTAAGGCCTACCCGGAGGAAGATACTTTCCTCGCTACTCAGGACGGCCAGTTCTTCACAGAGAAGAATAAGAGCCAGGCCAACAGCCATGCTAAGGCTATTGATTGTAAGGTGATTACGATTAAAAGAGACGGAAGACAGGAGTCGGAAGCTGGAAGTCAAAACAATGAAGACCCTATTGAATTGCCTGAAGGTAATCCAACTAAGCAGGGTTGGACTATTCCTCAAATTCAGGAGTGGCTCAAACAGCGTGAGGTGAAGTTTACCAAAAATGCTAAAGAGGATACTCTGCTTGCAAAGGTAGAAGAGTATTTGAAGGCTCAGGAGTCAGGAGAATAGACCCCCTCCGCCTTCGGTACCTTGCCTGCCGGACAGGCGGGCTCCCCTTAGTATGGGGATGGATAGATACCTAACGAAAGCCTTCGGGCTAATAAATAGAAGAAAGAGCCAGCTCCTGAAATATGGAGCTGGCCAATGGTAAAGAAAAGAACCCCAACCCTAAAGGGGAGGGAAAACGAAAGTAAAATGGCATTTCCGAAAGTAGAAATTCAAGTCCAGAACGGACAATTAGGCCAAACCGAAGGCACTGAGGATTCAGTTGCCGGACTGGTTTGCACGGGTGTCGCAATAGTGGATAAAATCGCTATTAACGAACCAAAGCAAATTTTTGGGGTGAAGGACGCTGAGGCTCTTGGTTTCAGTGATGCTGTTAACCCTGAAATGTATGCTCAGATAGTAGACTTCTATTCTCAGGCCGGAGAAGGTGCTGAGTTGTGGATTCTAATTCAATCTGAAGCTACACTGATGGCGAGCATTCTGGACGTGAACAATGCCAATGCAACCGTCTTGTTAGACGCTGCTCAGGGACGAATCAGAATTTTGGGAATAACCCGAAAAGCTGATGGGGCTTATGCTCCTGTTTACGCTGATGGGATTGACCCTGATGTAATTACTTCCATTGACAAAGCGCAGGAGCTTGCTGAAGCTTACGCTGCGGCCTACAAACCATTGAGGGTAGTAATTGGAGGCAGGGATTATCAAGGCGTGATTGCTGATCTGGCAGACCTTACCGAAAGAGATGACAACCGTGTTGCTGTTCTCTTAGCCGGAAAAGGCGAAGGCAGCTTGGAGGCTTGCGTTGGTCTTGCCCTGGGCAGATTGGCAGCCATTCCTGTTCAGCGCAAGATTGCCAGAGTGAAAGACGGTGACCTTGGTTTAGTAAGTGCCTATCTCTCTGATGGCGTAACAACCATTGACGAGCTGAGCGAGGCACAGCTTGAGGCTATTCATAACAAGGGTTATATAGTCTTGAGAAAGTACTTCGGAAGAAACGGCTATTTCTTTACGGACGATCCTACGGCTACCGGAGCTGATGATGACTATAATACCATCAGCCGAGGTCGCGTGATTGATAAGGCTATTTCATTGGCTTATACAACCTACGTGAACGAGCTTCAGGATGATGTTGAACTCGACCCTGCAACCGGACGCTTAGAGGCGGGTGTAATTAAAAGCTACCAAGCCTTGATTAAAAGAGCAATCGAGCAGAATATGCTCGCTGATGGAGAGATAAGCTCTGTTAGTGTGGTCATTGATCCCCTTCAGGATGTATTGACTTCGAACAAGGTAGAGGTTACGGTAAACATTCTGCCGAAAGGTTACAGCTCTGTAATTGTTGTCAAACTCGGATTTACAAATCCGGCAAATTCATAACACATGGTAAACGGAAACGAATACGCTTGGGAAGATATTGAGGTCGTAATGCTCGGCAGGCCTGTAGTTGGGATCAGAGGAATTGAATACAAAGAAGAGCAGACCAAAACGAACATTTATGGCCGGGGCAATAAGCCAGTAGCCAGAACGAAAGGTAATAAGACCTATTCAGGTTCAATCACCTTGCTTCAGAGTGAGGTTGAGGCATTGCAAGCGGCAGCCGGAGAAGGCAAAAGTTTGAATGACTTGCCGAGGTTTGATATTACTGTCGCTTACGCGCCTAAGTCTGGCGGAGCGATTACCACTGATATTCTGAGGGATTGCGAGTTTATGGACTTGACTAAGGCTATGAACCAGAACGATCCGAACATGGAGGTTAACCTGATGCTGGTTATTGGCAGCATAGACTACAACGTCTAGACCCCTCTGTCCTAACGGGCATCTCCCTTTGAAAGGGGAGAAAACAAAATGAATTAACCCCTCCCTTCGGGGAGGTTTTTTTAAACCTATAAAGATTAGATCACATGGAAACTGAAGAATTGATTGGCAAGCTCTCAGAGAAAGAGATTGAGGCCTTTAAAGCCAAGCATGGAGAAGTGTTTGAATTTGAGGTGGATGGAAAAGTCTGCTACCTGAAAAAGCCTGACCGAAAACTTTTGGGTGCCGCTATGAAAATGAGCAAAGATGACCCGATGAAATTCAATGAGACCATTATGAATAACTGCTTTCTTGGCGGTTATGATGGTTTCAAAGATGTGAACGGGGATTTGTTCCTGGACATAGAGTCAGAGTTTGCCAAGCTACTGGAGCGTAGAGCTGTTACGGTAAAAAAGCTCTAGAGGAAGCCAGGGCATCGTTGACCTGGATTGAACACTACGATGCTCAGCTTCAATATTACTTACACATACCCAACCCGCAAGAACTTACAGATGAAGAGTGGAGCGTGAACGTAGCGAAACTCGAATGGATAAGAGCTGAGGAAGCAAAAAAGAGCTAAAGTGAGACTATACGAATACGTATTTGAACTTCAGGACAGAGTGACGAAAACGATGGAGAAAATTTCCAGCGGTCAAACGTCTATGATGCGTAAGTTCCAACAGTCTCAACGAGCAGGTATTGACGCTTACGACAGGGTGAACCGATCGGCCAGAGGTTATGAGGCTACCCTGGGCAGGTTGAAACGTGCAGTAATAGCTGCTTTTGCAACCGGGGCTATTCTGGCTGCGGCCAAAGATGTAACGGCAATTACTGCCAAATATCAGGCCTATGAAAATGCTATAAACTTTGCTTCTGGCTCTGCTGAAGAGGCTGCTAAGAATCAGGAATTCTTGGCTGATACCATTCAGCGATACAGGCTACCAATGGAGGCTGCAACTAGTGGGTTTAAGCAACTCACAGCTTCGATGATGGGTACTAAGCTTCAGGGTGAGCAGTCAAGGAGAATATTTGATGCTGTAGGCGTAGCGGCTACTGCTATGAATCTTTCAGGTGAGCAGGTAAACGGGACATTTCTAGCACTTGGACAAATCATGTCCAAGGGTAAAGTTCAAGCTGAGGAATTGAGAGGTCAATTGGGTGAGCGATTGCCCGGAGCTTTCAATATAGCTGCTAGAGCAATGGGTGTAACTCAAGCCGAGTTGAATAAAATGTTAGAGACTGGTCAGGTTGTCTCTGAGGACTTTCTGCCCAAGTTTGCTGCGGAACTTAGAAGAACCTATGAAGGAGCTTTGCCAGATGCGATTAACTCATTGCAGGCAAATACTAATATGTTTCAGAATCAGGTTACAACTCTGAAACGGCAGTTAGGAAGTGAGCTTCAACCTGCAATGCTTACATTTTTTCAAACCATGACTCAGGGATTGCAAGAGCTCTCGCCTGTGCTTATTCAAGGAGCTCAACAATTGAATATTTATTTAGGGGCTAATAAGGATAACATGATCGATATCATGAAGTCTGGTTTGGGTTATCTCAAATTCCTGTTCGATCACCGAAATGAAATCCTATTCCTTGCCAAGGCTTACCTTACCTATAAGGCGGGGCTTGTGGCTTATACCCTTGCCGTAAAAGCCATGACTATAGTTCAGACCGCTTGGAATGTAGCTATGGGACTCAGTGGAACCGTTGCGGTAATTGCTGCAACTGGTATTAAAACCGCTGCCGATGCCTGGGCGGCTTTCAACTTGATTATTGCGGCCAGTCCTATTGGAGCTGTGGCGGCTCTTGTGGGAGCGGCTGCCGGGGCATTCCTTTTGTTTGGCGGTAACCTAAAGAAATCTAACGATGAGTTTGAACGATTTAATAAACTACAAGAAGACTTTGAGAAGGGGCAAGTAAGTAGAGATGATTTAGAGAAGCGTTTTCAAAACATTGATCTCCTTAGTCAGAATGAGAGGCAGGATTTAGCGTCACAATATCAGCAAGAAATTGATAAAGTTCAGAGACAATTATCGGCTAATAGAATTGCTATAAGAGATGTAGATATAGATAAGGCGAGGTCTGAATATAACGCTATGTTAAATGGAGGTAATGCGAGTGCCTCGCAAATTGCGGCTGCGCAAAACAGAATTAACAATTATGAATCAGCACAATCTCAGATTAAATCTCTTACCAAGTCTTTCGACCAACTTTCGAACCGACTACATATTGTCAATGGAATAGTCAAGGCCGGACAAACCACTCCGGGCGGAACTGATCCGATGCTAACTACACCGGACGCGCAAACGCAGCAAAGCCTTGATGGCATCATTGCCGGAGGCAAGAAGGTTACTCATGTGACCTTGAATATTGACACGATCAATGGTATTGGCGAAGTGATTTCAACAACTGTCGGGGAAAATCTGGATGACATTGGAGATAAAATTCTCGAAGTAGTGACAAGGGCTTTGAATGGTGCAACTCAAACGATTGGCAACTGATGGCAGAGCAATTTGTAAAGGGTAAGCAGTTCAATATCATAGACCTCTATCAGAGGGTTTTTGGCTATAAGGGAATCCCATATCCTGCCGGAGATTTATCTCCCAACCTAGACCCAAGAGGCAAGGTAAACGCCCTGATTAGCGGGACTAAATTCAGTGATCAGAGCGGGGCTATCGAGCCTTTCCAATTACAAGGAGACTTCAATCCTAATTCTGATAATGGTGTAAGATTGTTCATGCCAATTAAGCTCGATGGAATTCAGCTTCAGAATGAGCCTTTGGTTGAGTTGAGAGGAAAGAATATGATCAAGCGAACCGAATTAACCGGAGAACATAGAGAAGGCGTGACAAATAAGCGCGGAACGGTTAAGGAGCTGATCAATATTGACGACTACAAAATCACTATCAGAGGGATAGTGATAAACGATGAAAGCGAAGAGTACCCTGAGGCGGCCATGAGACAGATAAGAAAGATTGTTGAAGCCAGACGAAGCGTGTCTATTGAGTGTCAGCTTACCAATATTTTCAATATAACCCTCATGGCTATCGAAGATCATAGCTACCCGGCTGTTCCGGGTCTTCAGCATGCCCAGGGCTATGAGATTGTCGGGTATAGCGATGAGGATTTTGAGAGTGAATTAATCAGTCAGTTAAGCTAGCAGTATTGAGAATGAAGATCGAAACGAAATTTAACAAAGGTGACAAGGTTTGGACCATTGAAAATAATCAGATAGTTCAGTTTCCAATTCAAGACGTCCAGTATAAATATGGAGCTGTGTCTTATGAGTTGCAAACTCATAAATCCCAAACGATTGGGCTGGATAAAGACAGATCAATCATAAGAAATGAAAAGGAATGCTTTGGTTCAATTCAAGATTTAGCAGACTACTTTATTAGTAAAAATGAGACTAAGTGAAATTCAATTTTAACCATATAACAAAAGCAAATGAAGCGAACATTTTTAACAGTGATGCTCATGTTTGTATTAGCATGTAAAATCACCATCGGGGCGACTGAATATCGCCAAGTCCATGAAGTAAAGATTGAGCAGGATTTTTCTCAGCTCACTCATGAGGCAATTATTGAACTTCCGAGAATTAGCCAAGTGCTGGCAGATCAGATAAAGCCGGGCGATTCAGTCACGGTAAATCTGGCTTATGAAGGCGTTTACGAAGGTACAGAGTTTACCGGGTACGTGAGGCAAGTATCTCCTAAAATTCCTGTAGTTGTGGAGTGCGAGAACGCTACCTATCTAATGAAGCGGGTAAACATCGTGAAGGCATGGAAGGAGACTACACTTAAAGAGGTGCTTAACTACCTCGTAGATGCTACTAACAGCCAGAATTTAGGTAAGGCAATAACGCTGAATACTAGCCATGTACCGGATATCAATTTCGAGACTTTCAGAATTAGCAATGTAAGCGCAGCAAGAGCCATTCAAGACATCAAGGACAGGTACGGGTTAAAGGCTTATTTCAGAGATCACGAGCTATACGTTGGCTTTGCCTATTTGGACAAACCGGGAGAGGTTGGTTATAATCTTGGTCTCAATGTGATTGAAGACAAACTAACCTTTAGGACGGCTGATCAGGTGAGGCTCCGGGTAAAGGCTACATCAATACAAAAGGACAATAAACATATTGACGTTGAGGTAGGTGATCCTGAGGGTGAGCTGAGGAGTCTGGTCTTTTACAATATCTCCGATAAGGTAACACTTCAGGCACTCGCTAAGGAGGAAATTCAGAAGTACAAATATGATGGGTTCGAAGGCAGTTTGAAGAGCTTTTTAATACCCTTCGCAACCTTTGGAATGACAGCGAAGATATTCTCACCAAACTACCCGGAAAAAGACGGCAGTTACCACATTGATAAGGTTAAAACTTCTTTTGGTGTGGACGGTGCAAGGCGTGATGTTACCATAGGAATCAAGCTAGTTTAACACCTTAGAAAGTGACTAAAGAGGAGAAATTTCAGCAAGCAATGAAGGAGTTTGGTAAAACTCCGTCCGTGTGCTTTCCGGCAGAGGTGCAGGAAGTAGACAAGGAAGCTTTGACCTGTGTGGTTTCTCCTATTAATGGAGCCGAGATGTTTGATGTTCGGCTCAAGGCTTCTGTCAATTCTGTAACTGATGGTATTGTTCAGTTTCCGGTTGAAGGCACAACTGTTTTAGTCTGTTTAATCGGTAATGATCCTGAGTTGGGGTTTGTGGCCGCTGTGGATGAGGTGGATGAAGTGTTGATGTTCGGGGGCGAAAACGGAGGGTTAACTATCACTCCTAAGCTGGTTGAAGAGCTAAACAAGACCAATGCCCGGATAGATGCCATAGTGGAGTCATTGACCGGGTTTATGCCTGTGCCGAATGATGGCGGAGCTGCGCTGAAGACTTACGCAAACGCTCAATTGGCAGGGAAGGCAAATGGAGACTTCTCTGAGATTGAAAATGAAAAGATTAGGCATTGATGACTGACATTCTTTTAGACGATGATCTCGATTTACAAATAGTCAATAATGACTTTGTGATCGGTGATGCTACTGAACAAAATCAGAAGCTTATCATATCTGCTAATAAGGGAGAGGTTCGGCCTTATGCTTTTGTTGGGGTTGGCATTGCTCAGGCTGTTCATGATGATAACGTGGGCAGCTTGAAGCAAGAAATCATTAAGCAGTTTGAATTAGATGGTATGACCTTGAACAGGCTGAATATAAAGTCTAGTGGTACTATGGAAATTGACGCAACCTATGGCTAAGAGCAAGTACACAGTAACCTCCGGTCAGAAGTTGATGGACGTAGCCCTTGAGGTGTACGGAGACATAACAGGAATTTTCAAGCTCTTGGAAGATAACCCGGAGCTGATCACCGTTCAGGATGATCTTGAGGGCGGTCAGGTACTGCGGATTGATTCTGACAAGGTGGTAAACAAAGAGATTGCCAGCTACTTCAGCCGAACACGCCAAAATGTGAATACTTGGAGTTGGGAGGAGCAAGGTGATGAACCGGACGAAAATGGACTTACTAGTAGTGATGAAATACTGCTGATTAGCAGTGATGAGATAGTGCTTAAATCAAGTGATCAAGTATGAATTTAGATAGGACTTTTGCGCAGATAAACACGATTCTAAACAACGTCTGGAATGGTGTATATGCTACTCAGACTCAATTGAACAATGTAACCGGGGAAGACATTGTGTTCACCAATGTTGTGACACTTGATAAAAATTACACCTCGTCAAAGGTAATAGATGCACCGTTGGCTTATGCTGATGTTGCCAACCCTGAACTAGTTAATAAGAAGAGACGTAGTCGAGTTGATTACTTGACGGCTGATGGTGTAAATATTCCAACCTTTCCGGCAGGCTGGATAGTACGGTTGAATAACTACAACAATACCAATGGAGCAAAGAACCGGGTGTTCATGGAGTGGAATGGTGAGACTGTGATCCTTCAGGTGATAAATCTTGGATAACATGGATGAGGAAATAAGACAAGAGATTAAAGAACTTGACCCTGTTACAATTGAACAGGAGTTGATTCAGGATGGGTTGAACTCAAACTATCGACCAATAATCCAGGTGTATGATACCGGAACACATTTGATCACAGAGACTATCTATTACAGATTTAAAGTCAATCACCGCGAATGGGCTGCTGAATTGGGTAGAGGTTATTTGAAGGAGGTTAAAAATGGCTAATAATTTCAAAGAGGTATTTGGCACTGGAGTTGTGCCGGGGATAGTGTTTGATAGGTCTGGTCACCAGAGTGGTGTTGGTACTTATGACGACCCAAAAATAACGCCTACAACCGCCCTGCTTAATACTAATATCAAAGCTGTGATAGGTGGAGGATATTACAGCTCATTGAACTTTACCATAAGTGGTGAAATGAAAGCTGATGGAAAGGTAATAATCAAAAATAGCACCATAATTATTGGACAGAATTCAGGCACAAAGCTTCAAGGAATCAAGTTTATTAACACCTCGTTCAACGCTAGAGGTTATACATCGATCACTAGAAACTATATTGATAATATCTACAAAAACTGCACTGGCCTGATGTGTTACAAGGCCGCTGATGTATATGTCAGATGTGTGTTTGTTGATTGTTCTGCACAGGTGTTAGACTTAGCTAGGGCTAACTTTTCTATTTTTGACGGCACCTGTAACTTTAGTGGTGATGGATTTGAACGATTTGAAAACTGTTATGTTTCAAGGAATTCTATCATAAGAATGCAGTCTCCAACTTACTTCACCAGAAACAATGTTGAAGGGCTTATACAAGTAGCAATTACCGGAGGCTATGGCTTATTTGCAATTCAAGACGGTAGAGCCGGAACGCCACAAGATCACGGGTATCCTGCCGGGGTTAGCTGGCTGAATTCTGCAAATGTAGCAGCCGTAGGAGGAACAGGAAACTGGGACGCAGCGGTTGCAACGTGTATCAATGACGATCCTCTCTTTAATAATACAAGTGTTGGAGATTATAGAGTACAGGCAGGCTCTCCAATGATAGGAGCGGCTACCGGGGGCGCAAATATTGGTAATGCAAAAGTTGGGGTTTCAATTTATAATAACACTGTTTCGAACACTGTGTTTGTTGCTCCTGATGGAAATATTGATGTTTCAGCGAGTCCTGTATATAGATTGTTGGGAGGTTCTGCGGATGGGGAGATAAACTATGTTTTCAGAATTGGATCACAACCATTGACCATCAATGAGAAGGTTCTTTTAGTTGCTGATTTGTTTTTTGACTCATCTTTTCCGGGTGGCACTTCTGAAAACAATAATGTTCCTGACTCTCAGCCGGTGTCTACTAATTACCCTCAAGAGTTGGTTACAACAGGAGCTGCTCCTGATAATGTTACTTTGATTTGTGCTAATCATGGTGTTCCTGTAGGGCAAACCGTAAGGGTAAACGGTGAAGATAGATTAGTGGATAGTGTGCCTGATGTTAACACGATCATTCTTGATTCAGCTTTGAGAGCTATCGTTGGCAGTGGAGTTTCCTTCACTTATGGATCAGCTTCTCAACAAGCCTCTCTTAGACCCAATAGACTCTCATATAAAATGAGATTTAGCACACAGCAGTTAAAACCAGCAAACGATGCTGAATGGGATAACGGTTTGAATCCATCCTATGGGCTGGCGGGGGCATTCTTTACAATGGAATGGGACACAGTACCGGAACTGATTATTGACGGTGCGAATGTTTATGGTAACGCTGATCCTGATCGACCTTTCGGGGTATTGGGCACACCTATAAGTGCTACATGGATCGAGTTAGTAGTGGTTTTAACAAACAATTTTAAATAATGGCTGGAGGAGTATTAGGCTTTAATCTGGATACTACCCCTGTGGTTGGGTTTTTAGGCTTCTCAGTAGGGCTGGATGGCCTGACTCCTGTACAGGTTAAAGATCGCAAAGGTAAGGTTCTTTCAAACGTGACCCTTGAGGCTGAGAATGCTACTTCAGGAGTCCCCTTTGAGAACACTACTGACGCAACCGGAACAGCCTTAATGCAGCTCGATAACCCAACCACGATAACAGCAAAAAAGGACTTGGTTGAAGTAGATACAGCTTTTGCTGGTGAAAACACATTGGTAATTGAGTTAGATGACGATTTGATGATTTAGACTATGGCTAGAACAGCAAAAGAGTGGTATGATATTCTCATAGCTGAGAAAGAGACTCAGGCCAGCTTAACCGATTTAGGTTATGAAGGCGATGACGCTGAGACTCTTTTGAACGACCTAAACAGTAATTCAAAGGTTGCTGTGTGGCGTTTGATGTGCTGGCTGTTTGCCTATGTTGCTGCATTCTTCGATCAGTTCTTTGACATCTTTAAAGCTGAGGTAGATGAGAAGTTGAAGGCCATTCCCGGAAACGCTGAGAGTCTAAATAAAGAGGTGCGAAAATTTCAATATGATGACCCTCTGTTGTTCTACTCAGATGGCTCTTATGGTTATGCTGAGATCGATGCCGCTAAACAGATCATAAAAAGGGTGTCCATTAACACCACTAGCGCAGGAACTCAAGTCAAAGTAGCGAAGGAGGTTAACGGTGATCCTTCCCCTCTTTCGAACGATGAATTAACAGCGTTTCAAGGCTATTTGAACGAAATTCAATATGCTCAAAAGAAGCTTGTTGCTACCAGCACGGCAAGCGATAAATTGAAGCTTCCTCTTACTATTTATTATAGTGCAATAGTTCCGCTCGCTACTATTAAGGCACGTGTAGAGCTGGCAATTACTGAGCATCTGAAAGTCTTGAATTCAGACACCAATTTCGATGGCTCATTTTATCCGCTCGACTTATTGGTGGCCATCAGGGATGTAGATGGTGTTATTAGCGTTGATGGTGATGATGAAATTGAAGCACGTAATGACCTGGGCGAATTCTCAATTGTAGATAGAGTCTATTACCCTGCATCCGGTTATTACACAATTGACGATGCTTTTCCTTTAGCAGCTACATTAAACTACTCAGTTGAATGATGAACTTTAATTTCAATACGGATAAGTTCTCTAAAGATTGGTGGCTTATAGCACTCAGAAAACCGAAGATTCTAGCTTGGTCGAAAGTGCTATTGAGACCATTGGAAATAATAGTCTCCGAATTTAATGCATTCGTTACACTCAAACGAGATGAATACAAGTACACGGGTCGCGTAATCTCATTGAGAAACCTATTGATCAGCAAGTTCGGAGTTGGCATAGTGGTTGAGCCGCAGTCTAGTAATGGAAACCCGTTCATCTTGACTGATTCAGGTGACGGACTGAACTGGCAGCTCGGTAATTCTGGAAACCTTTTGAACCCTGTTGTAGGAGACAGCGGATCAGCTGTTTTAGATGATGTAGATTTTATAGTCAAAGTTCCAGCAGCTCTCGGAGTTGATTTGAACGAGGTTAGAGGTCTTGTAAATAAGTATAAAGTAGCAGGAATAACATTCAAGATAGTTGAGATATGAAAAAGATACTTTTTCCTGTTCCGGGAATTAGACAAGAGGTGAGTTTAACAACGCATCAACAGCATCAAAATGCATTGATTGAAGTCTCCTCTTCGATTATAAAGAGCCTTGGAATTTTAGACTCCGAATGGACTGTACTGTATGGCTTGGAAGCTGTAGAAGGAGCTCCCAATTGGCAGATCAGTGCAGGAGCTGTATATCATGATGGAGAGGTCTATTTATGTGATGGAATTCAAGGTAATGATGGCGGAAATGTTCCGGTGCTTACAATCACTGAAACCAATATTGGTCAAGCAGCCAAGTTCTCAGATTTCATAGACCGTCATGTTCATAAAGACTTCAAATTAGTCCTAAGCTTTGCAGCCAGTGACAGTGCAGATGTCAACTACTCTGACTTGGTAAGGGTGGATGAAAAGATTGTCAATTTGCTTCAGCTAGAGAGCCGATTAACTGATTTAAAAAATGAGATTCTTGGTGGAGCTGATGCTGCGTTTGATACTCTTATAGAGCTTCAAGCTGCTCTTGGTAATGATGAAGACTTTGCCGCCACCGTAACGGCTGCACTGGCCACAAAAATGGCACTTGGAGTAACTACACTAGATGAGACAGCTTTTACAGAAGGTACTAATTGGAACATAAATAATAGCAGCTACATCAAGAAGAATGGTAATGGATGGATAGACGTTTTATTGGATGTTATTCCTGATGGAGCTAGTTATCCTTCGAATATTACAGTAGCTACGCTACCAATAGGTTCACGACCTGCCAATTCTCTTAGCGGCATTATTGGTCGTGCTGTTGATGTTGATACTCATACTGTATTTTATTTCAATGTTAATTCAAATGGAACTATTCAGATAGTCCCTCCAACGGGGTCAGTTCCAGAGAGAATGATCATTAAGGTATCATACTTTAATAGCTAAAACAGAAAATAATCAAGGCAGTGTCGCGCCTTTATAAGTACATTTTAAACCAAATAAAGAACAATAATGGTGCGACAAAAACCGCGTCTTAAGACGCCAATTACTTATTATGGAGGCAAGCAGCAAATGCTGCAACATATCCTTCCGCTCATTCCTGAGCATAACACTTACACCGAAGCTTTTGCAGGTGGATTAGCTGTTTTCTGGGCTAAAGAGCCTGTTAAGTGTGAAGTGATTAATGATGTAGATCAGGAGATTGTAAACTTCTACGAGATTATAAGATCGAACCCTGAAGGCTTTCAGAATGAAGTCAATAAGACCCTTCATAGTCGTAGTCAATACGAGGATGCTTTAACTATTTATCACAACCCACACATGTTCTCTAAGGTAAAAAGAGCATGGGCGTTTTGGATACTCACTTCCCAAGGTTTTGTGAGTAAGATTGGCACATGGGGATATGATAAAGAGGGCAAGCAGCCTCTTAGAGTAAACGGTAAAAAGCATCTTGATTTAACACCTTATACCGAGCGATTAGAGCGTGTGACAATCGATAATAATGATGCCTTGAGGATCATTTCAGCACATGACTCCAAAGAGTGTTTTCACTACATCGACCCACCGTATATTTTTTCTAATCAAGGCCATTATAATGGGTATAACGAGAGTGATTTTGAACGACTTTTAAGCCTACTCAGTAAGATAGAGGGTAAATTTATGCTGTCTAGCTACCCTAGTGAAATCTTAGAAAAGTACACGAAACAAAACGGATGGGTTACCTTTAAATTTACGAAACAACTGGCTGCAAGCAAGTCTGGTAAGGGTAAAAAGGTAGAGGTTTTAACCTTGAATTATGATTGTGGAATAGGTGGGTAAAAATGCCCGGAGGTGTCGCACTTCAATAAAATAACCCATACAGATCACTCTGATGAAGTCTCCGGGCAAAGCTCTGGACAGCATCTAATCTATATGGGTAAATCAAGAAGTGCGACACTTCAAAGTTAGTCGTTCGAAGTGGATTTTAATAATGTTCGAAGGCAGTTTGATTGATTTGAAAATGTCCGTTAATTGAACGGAAAAATATCAAGGAATTGAATTGGCGATTTTAAAAAGCTCTCCATCTTACGGAAAAGTGTTTTTTATTTATCTTTAGCCAAAGCATTTTTAGCACTGCATGACCCTCTCAGAGTTCAAGAGCCTTTTCGATCAGTATTACACCCCCATCAAGAATTTCCTATACTACAAATCGGGTAATATTGAGCAGAGCGAAGACATTGCCCAAGATGTGTTCATGAAACTTTGGGACAAGCGGGAGGAAGTTCAGCCGGAGACTGTAAAAAGCTACTTATACACCATTGCCAACAACATGTTGCTCAACAAAATAAGACATGACAAGGTGGTGATGAATTTTGCAGAACGGCACAAAACCCAACAAGAAGAACACTCTCCGGAGTTTGCTTTGGAAGAAAAGGAATTCAAAGCCGAGTTGGAAGAAGTTATTGGCGCTATGCCCGAAAAGCAACGCGAAGTTTTTCTAATGAACCGGATTGATGAACTCACCTATAAAGAAATAGCCGATAGGCTCGCACTAAGCGTCAAAGCTGTTGAGAAAAGAATGCACGGAGCTCTGGCACATCTTCGCGAACACATTAAGTATAAAATTTAAGTTAATTTAGACCGGTGAAAGAAGATAATCTCATAGACAATTGGCTCAAACAGGAGCTTCCTCGGGAAGAGAAGGAAGCTATGGAGAAACTTATCGCTTTCACCGAGAAGCTGGACGTTCCGCATGGTAAATCGCAAAACGAAGCCTGGGAGCAACTCACCAGAAAAATAGAAGAAAGAGCTCCTGACAACGAAAAAATTATGCAGCCCTCAAAGCCTCGCAGGGCATGGCTGTGGGCTGCGGCTGCCGCTATTATAGCCCTGGTTATCTACGTTAACTTTTCGGCAGGCAATAAGATCATCACCGTACGGGCGGCATCGGGCCAGCTTACAACCATTACACTCCCCGACAACTCTATGGTTACCCTCAATGCCGGAACCGTTATGTCTTACAAAGAAAAAAACTGGGAACGCAATCGTTGGGTGGTACTATCGGGCGAAGCCTTTTTCGATATTACTCCGGGCAACGAATTC